GCAGATGCAGTCTATGCCTCCTCCGCAAGTCTCAATGGCACATTTTCTACTTGTTCTATTAGTTTTTGTTCCAATTTTTGCTTCTGTTCCTGTGTCAGATCGTCAAATCGATATATCTGATCATCTTCCAGAGTGTGAACGAATATTCTATATTTGAGTGCTATGGTTATCACCTCCGGTAAATACTATGCTTATACTGCATGTTCGCTTGCCTTTTTCTGCTTTCATCCCCGGGCTTGCCGGATGTATTTTCTATCAAGTCAGCATGCACTTCACTTCTGCCTTGAGTTCAATGAGGCTTGCAAAGTATGCTGCCTCTGTGAGGGCTTTTTCTCTCTTGAGCTTTTGATACTTCTCCTCGTCCCAGTCCTCTCTCGTGTTAGTACAGAAGCTGTTGTATTCTTCCTCTTTCTTGCAGTTTGTCTCATCTGCTTTATCTATCTTGGTGATGATTTTCTCAAGGCTGAGTGCTTCTTCCTTTGTCAAGTTCTTTCCTCCCTCTGTATTCTGTGTATTAAATCTTGCCTTTTTCTGCTTTCCAGTCGTATACTCTTCTTACAGGACGTTGCAGCGTCCGAGTAAATATATAAGTGAGGTATTTTTATGTCTTTAACACCTTCTGATGTCATTCAATTAATTGGTATACTTGCATCTCTCATTACAAGCGTTATTGCTATAATTATTTCTGTATTAACACTCAAACAAAACTCTAAAATGATTGATGAAACATCACGCCCTTATGTAGCCATATACGCTAAAACCACAAATTTCCAATCGCCGCAATATTACTTAGTCATAAAGAATTTTGGACAAACTGGAGCAACTATATCTTCAATAAAATGTTCTCCTGATATCACTCCATTCTCTATTCGAAGTGATCACATTCCATTTTCCAATTTTGCAGAAACATATATTGCTCCCGGCCAATCATTTATATGCAATGTTAAGGCAAGGGAATTCTGTTCACAGAAAGAAATATTTTATTTCGATATAACTTATATTGGAAATGGAAAGGAATACCATGATACATATCCTATAAATCCAAAAGCAGATGCTGATTTAGTACATGTAAGAGCAGCTGCTGATGGCAAGGAACTTCGCAGTATCTCATACTCTCTACAGGATTTAGTTGAAAAGCAGTTATAACTCGATTCGTTTTTCTTTCACTCTCTCTTTAATCCGATCTGTTATAAATTCAAGTGCTTC